GATGCGCACTTTAAGTATATCGAGCAAAACGAAAAGCAAACTCGCGCACTTGGCGGGCGTTACGATACCGAGCCTAACGCAGCAAAAGAAACGGCTACCGAGGCTGAAATAAATAGCGCCAAAGAAAACGCAGTCTTAACGATGATCGCAAGTAATATTGAGGGAGCGTATCGCAGGCTGGTTGCGTACTGTATGCAGTTTGAGGGCATGATTGTTGACCCAAATGATATTGATATTAATATTAATAAGCAGTTCACTAGCGGCAAAATATCGCCAGAACAAGCAAAGAGCATCGTTGAGCAGCGTGATGCCGGATTGATGAGCACGCAGTCGGCTGTTAAGCAGCTGAAGGCGGGCGGCTATGGCGATACAGATTTAACGGTTGAGCAAGAGGTTGATCTTATCGACCAAGACACGCCAGAGCCGCTAATGGTTACACAAACGGGCGGTGCCCAAAACAATGTTGAGGTTCAACAATGATAGACGTAGAAAAGCTAGAGGATGTGCCAGAAAAATACCGCGCCGATTATGTCGAAGTGAAAGACGGCGAAAAGGTTATTTATCGTAATAAGGCATTCATTGCGCTGAAAGAGGTAAACGAGCGATTGAAGGGTAAAACTTCAAGCCTTGAAGAGAAGGCAACCGCTTACGATGCGCTACAGGCCGATATTGAGGCTAAGCGCGTGAAAGATGAGGCCGACCGAATTGCAGGGCTTCATGACAAGAAAGATTACAAGGGTTTGCTGGATGAGTTACAGCAAAAATACGCCGACCTTGAGAAGCGCGCAGGCGAGACACAAAAGCAATTTGATGAGCGTGTCGGAGGTCTGCAGGCAAAAATTAGCACTAAAGCGGTTGAGTCTACTATTTCAGATTTGGCCGAACTAGCTACTGATGACGGCAAAAAGTCATTTAAAAAACTTGTTAAAGACCGTATTAAATACGATCCAGAAACAGAGAAGTACACGTTTTTAGATGAAGACGGCGGTGCCACTTCATTAGACCTTGCAGGTTTTAAGCGTGAGATTGAAAATTCAGACATGTACGCCCCGTTGCTGAAAGCAAAAGTTTCAGTAGGCGGCTTCGGTCGGAATGCCACGAAAGGCACCGGTGGTGCTGATCAAATTAGTAAGTTATCACCGACTGCGCGGATTGATGCTGCGCGAGCCAAACAAAACAAATGAGGTTTTAAATCATGGCATTAACATTAGTTGAAGCTGCAAAACTTGAAACGGGCGATGTTATTCGCCAATCCATTATCGAACTGTATGCCGGTTCATCCGACATTCTTCAATATTTACCTTTTACCGGCATTGCTGGTAATGCGCTTAAGTATAATCGCGAAGGAGCATTACCCGGCATTGGCTTTCGTGGTGTTAACGAAGCCTATACCGAATCCACCGGTATCCTTAACCCAGTTACTGAGGCTTTGGTGATTGCGGGCGGCGACTTAGACGTCGATAAGTTCATCATTGATACAATGGGCGCAAATCAACGTTCAATCCACGAAGCTATGAAAGTTCGTGCATTAGCATTGGCTTGGACTGCGAAATTCATTAAGGGTAATACCTCAAATGATCCTCGCGAGTTCGATGGTTTGCAAACTCGTATCGTAGGTTCGCAATTAATAGCTGCCGGCGCAACTGCTAACGGTACGCCTTTATCATTGGGCAAACTGGATGAGGCAATCGACCAAACCCTTAACCCAACGCACATGATTATGTCTCGCGCGATGGCTCGTAAGTTTGCCGCTGCCGCTCGCACCCCTGCCGTATCTGGTTATTTAACCTATACAATGGATTCGTTCGGCAAGCGTGTAATGGAATATAACGGCCTTCCTATTATCACTGTTGACTTGGATAATACCGGCACTTCTATCCTTGGATTCAACGAGGCGGCCACTTCTGGTACTGCTACCGCATCATCCATCTATATCGTTTCCTTGGGGGATGCTGGATTGGTTGGTTTGGAAAATGGCGGCATGAGTGTGCGTGACTTGGGCGAGCTTCAAACCGCGCCTAAGTTCCGTACTCGCGTGGAGTGGTACAACGGCATTGCAATCTATAACGGTCGTGCAGCTACCCGCTTATGGTCAATCGCTGACGCAGCAATCACTGCTTAATTAGGAGCTTAAAAAAATGGCTAATTTATATTCACAATACACCTACGACAACGAACTGCTTTTGAAGTCGGCTGGATTGATCGCTGCATCTGCAGACGGAACTATTTTGGATCTTGGGGCTGGTCTTGTTGATGGCTACCTTGTTGTCGATCTTAGCGCGTGCGAAATCGCAACCGGCGACGAGAGATACACTGTATCTCTTGAGGGTTCAAACGTTGCAGCAATGGATTCTGGTTCTGTTTGTCTAGCCAAGAAGGTATTTGGTAATTTGGTGGTTCCAATGGACGCAGCATTATCAGCTTCTGGCCGTTATGTTATCCCATTCCGCAATGAAGAGGCGGGCACCACATATCGGTATGTTCGCTTAAGCACTCTAGTTGCGGGAACAATCGCAACTGGTATTAACTTCGTGGCATTTATTGCAACGGATAAGTAAAATTATAAAGCGGCTGTAATGGCCGCTTTATTTTGAGGTGACTTATGAAAACTGTATACGATCCAGAAGGCAAAGAATTTCAGAAGGAATACGTTGACGCGGCTGAATGCGTAACTGTTCTTGGATGGACGTGGGAAGATCCCAAAGATGACGCAGCACACAAAGCTGAAACCGCTAAAAAAGAAGCGGAATCATCTAAACTTTTAGCGCAGAAAGCAAAAATACACGGCGGCAAATAATGGCTATGTCAATAAATACTGCGCTGAGAACTACTCGCGCCACAGCAATCGTTACGGACGCTGGTAGCGGTTCGTTGTTGAGATTCTACACCGGCTCCCGCCCCGCTACAGATGCAGCTATTACAGGTCAGACCCTGCTTGCTACTGTTACTTTTTCAGGTACGCTTGGAAGTGCGTCTAGCGGTGTAATTACGCTTAACGATCCTGCCGCGGTATTACCGGTGGCTAACGGTACGACCACATGGGCGCGCCTATTGCGATCCGATGGTACGACTTTCGTTGCTGATTTTGATGTGGGCACTTCTGGCAGCGATATCAATATCGGATCGACCACGTTAAGCACTGCAATCTATTTGGATATTTCCGGCGGAACCATTACTGAGGGCAATGCGTAATGGCAAACGGCACCGGATCGGCTACGGTTGATTTTGGCACCGGAACCAACGAAGCCAGTGTAGCAATTACCGGCCTCGGCTCGATTGTGTCAACGGATAAGTGCGAGGCGTGGATGATGAGCGAAACCAGCTCAGACCACAGCGCAAAAGATCACCGATTCGCAAACCTATTTATAAAACTTACATGCTCTGCGCCTACAAATGGTGTCGGGTTTACCATTTACGCAAGCAGCCAGTACAAAATGACCGGAACATTTACCGTTCGTTACGTGTGGGCTAGCTAGGGGGATTTATGGCAGGATTAGACGCAGAAATTAGAGGCATATCTGGCCTACAGGCCGATGTTAACGCAGCAAACGAACTGACCGTAGCTCTCACGCCTGACTCTACAGCAGGCGGTTTTGTAACCTTGGTTGGCGAGACTACCGCAGAAGGCTCGCCAGCTGGCAGAATCACGCGCACCATTGACGTAGACGCCGATTACCGCATTCGCGCCGGTATTGATAACGCCGCGCTTCAAATGCGTTTTTCTAGCTCAAACATAAACAGATCAGTGGTAAAAGAAACCACAACTACGCAAACGGTAGTTCAGGCCGGTGGATTTATCACACTAAATAACTCTTCTTTAGTTGCCGCAAACCAAGGCGCTAAAGTTGAGAGCTGGCAAAGCGTGCCAGTGTTGGGCGCTGGCGCAACGTGGTATGAAGGTTCGTTTATCGCAACCCAAAACCCACAAGTTAACCAAAATGGTTTTCTGGGCGCTTACATTTCGGCTTCTGCGATCCTTGCCCCTACGGACGGCTATGCT